CTCTCTTTTTCTTATCGTATAGTTCGACTTTATCATCTACTCTACACAATCCCTTACAATTAGTATCCACATTCTTTCAGTGATTCAGGGAAATAAGAAAACTACCACCACTCATTATCTTTAAGATGAGTCTGCCAAGTACCTACCCCAGGCGGATAGTGATAATTTCGGACAGTAGTATTGAGTCTGAGCAATTCCTCTCTAGAAGGAAAGTTTGAATGCTCAACTCTATAATTAATTTTTCGAAGATACTTAATATCTTCATCCAACCATCTAGGCATGTTTGCAGTAAGATAATTAGCACCAACCATTTTCTCACTATAGTCCCATGAGTGCTTATACAAAAATTGTAAATAATGGTAGGAAACAGGATCAACTCCCAATGTATCATAAGCAAGACCAATAAGGCGAGACAAATTTAAATAGATAGGTGCATAACGATCACGAGGAACACCCGCTCTCCATTGATACTGAGGAAAAGGACGCCAAGGAACAACAGATGCAATAGTAGGATTATGGGCCTCCAAATTGAAATTCGCAGATTCAATGAAATGTCGCTTCAAATAACTAGGGCCTGTATACACACGACTCAAAACTTCATTATTAACAACCCGCAAATAAGTCTTAACTGATGTAAATTCTTCAAAATTCTTCATTTGAACTCCATGTGAAATTAACAAATATTGAGCAAAACTCTCAACATTTATATAATCACGGAGATTCTTCGGATACACTTTCAAATAATCATCACCATAGACCCATATTCCAATAAAACGATCACAAAGGGCTTGCCAAATCTGTCGACGAATATCCGGTGACTGTCTTTCCATAACATTAAACACATAGGCCAACCAGTAAACAACACCTACAACCCATGAATCACCATGTGAAGTTTCTAAAGATCCCGACGGCATTACTCCAATTAACAAAATAAAATCTTTTATCCACCGTACGGTCTTACCAGCAAGTTGTTCAGCGCAACTCTCAAGAACATACTGAAACATCCGATAGGACGGATCAGCATCATCACGCTGCACCCAAATTTGAGCAAACATCAAATAAAGCAACAGAGGCATAGCAGTAATTGAAGTGTCCAGCGATTTAATATCGCCGGAACCTACAAGCATATCACCAGTACTAACTCGCTCATAGGTGCAACAAACATTATCAGGAGAATCACCCTCAAGACTGATCCTGCGATACTGATCAAATCTATCACCATGCATCGCATCATGAAGCAATTGAGCACCCCCTCGCGTCCACGTAAATCCAATTGATATGTTAACTGTCATATTCTTAGCAGACTTTAAGCCAAACACATCCATGCAATCGGGGAAATAGGTTCGCTCACCTTTAACCCTAGTAAGAAAAAATTTATGCAACATAGAATCATTCGACAAAAAGAAAAGCCGAGATTTAAAATATAACTCACGCACTACAGCATCAGACATAGTGCCCAAATCAATTGCGGACAAGTTCTGCTCTTTAATCGATAGCGTAGTAATAAACTGTTTAATATACTTCTCATAAGGAACACCACCTTCTTTAGTATTATTAAATGCTACAAACACAGCTTGCAACATTTCACGCATCAACGTAGCCTGAGCTTGCCTCTTAGACGGCTTATTTGTAAATTTAACACGAAGATATGGGTCAAGTTGAACATCATTCATCTTATCCCAGTTACGAAACCCACACTTCGCATTATTATACTCAAACAATTCCATATCATTAGGCTCGAATGTGAATCTAAATTTTTGCACTTTAACACAATAAAGATAATAATAATTTAATGATCGATGTACATCATTAAATCTAAATTCTGGCAAAAAACTCACATAACTCTTAGGCAAACGAGAAAGCTTGTCACCTAGTCCAAGCAAAGGATTAAAGCAGGCATTCGAAACATAGGGGTACAAAGATGTCCCACCATATGCCAAATTATAAGAACTCAACACTCTTAGACACATCAGCATCAAAGACGGCACCCCAACATCCTGCATTATACGATTCGTAACAAGATGATTGTGAGGACAAACTTGAATAATATCCACCTGAAGTATACCATACTTAGAAAAACGCTCTAAATCATAGCGCCATAGAAGGTTAGCAATCAAAGCATGGATATTAGGTCTAATTGCAGCATTAGGCAACCACGAGTCAGGAAGACCAGGAATAATCTGTCGATACATATTTGTCGCTGACATAATACTTGTTCTATCCCGCGGTGTACTATAAACATCATCACCTTTAATGCCAAATTTGACTTGATTTTCAATGCGAACCACATCAAGTTTGGCATTCAGTATTTGCAACAAACGTCTTTGCGCTTGATCCCAATCTTCACTCTGCATCTTAATGACACGTATAATCGGACCTTCACGATTTGAAAGATCATACGTAATCATGTTTTCTTTCTCATTAACTTGTAAACAATATTTTCGAACAACAAACTGGCTACTTTTAGCCCACTCATAGAGGCCCAGGCACGCAGCTCTTTTTTCGGTCGGAGAAGCAGCTTGAACAAAGTCGCAGAGACGTAAC